CAGGCCATCACGCCGCTGCAGCAGCAGATGGCGCAGATCCAGGCCGCCCCGCCGGTGCTGGCCTACGACGTGGTGTGCAAGCGCACCAAGATCCAGGGCTGCGTGCGGGTGGAGAACGTGCCGCCCGAGGAGTTCCTGATCTCGCGCAAGGCCAAGACCATCGAGGACGCCTCGTTCGTGGCGCACCGCGTGGCCAGGACGCAGTCTGACCTGATCTCCATGGGCTACAAGAACGTGGACCAGATCAGCGGCGACGACCAGTCCACCGCGCTGAACATGGAACGGATCGAGCGCCTGGGCTACGACGACGAGCTGGCCTACCTGCAGGCCGACACCATCAGCACGCCCGACGACTCCCAGCGCATCATCTGGGTGACCGAGTGCTACGTGCGCTGCGACTACGACGGCGACGGCATCAGCGAGCTGCGCAAGGTGACGCGCGCGGGCAACCAGATTCTCGACAACGAGATCGTGGACTGCGCGCCGTTTGTGAGCATCACCCCGGTGCCGATGCCGCACAAGTTCTTCGGCCTGAGCGTGGCCGATCTCGCCCTGGAGGCGCAGAAGATCAAGACCAACATCCTGCGCGGGATGCTGGACAACATGTACCTGTCGATCAACGGCCGGTACTTCGCGGTGGATGGCCAGGTCAACCTGGACGACCTGCTGGCCTCACGGCCTGGTGGCGTGGTGCGCGTGAAGCAACCCGGCGCCGCGGGGCGGCTGGACCAGGGCATGGGCGACTCTCAGCTCGGCATGTCCATGATGGAGACCATGCAGGGCTTCCTGGAGGACTCCACGGGCTGGACGCGCTACAACCAAGGGGCGGACGGCGACTCGCTGAACCAGACGGCCACGGGCGTGAACATCGTCACCAACCGCGCGGACATGCGGCTGGACCTGATTGCGCGGAACTTTGCCGAGGGCTTTCGCGACCTGTTCCGCATGATGCTCAAGCTGGTGAGCCAGTACAGCACCAAGGCAGACGTCATCCGCCTGCGCGGCCAGTGGGTCAACATCGACCCGCGCGAGTGGCGCAACCAGTTTGACGTGTCGGTCAATGTCGGTCTTGGCACGGGCAACAAGGACCAGCAGGTCGCGCACCTGATGGCCCTGCTGCAGCAGCAGCAGTTCGGCCTGCAAGTGGGCACCGCCACGCCGGAAAACGTCTACCAGAGCCAGCAGGAGCTGGTGAAGGCGCTGGGCTTCAAGAGCGCCGACAAGTTCTTCAGCGACCCCGCCAAGCAGCCCCCGCGGCCGCAGCCGCCCAACCCCGAGCAGATCAAGGCCCAGGCGGCGATGCAGCTCGAGCAGATGCGCCAGCAGGCCGACGCGCAGAAGTTCCAGGCCGAGCAGCAGATCGAGATGCAGCGCATCCAGATGGAGGCGCAGGCCAAGCAAGCGCAAAAGGACGCCGCCCGCGAGCAGTCCCGCCTGCAGATGGAGGCCCAGCTCAAGCAGATGGAGGCCGACAACAAGGCGCTGCTGGAGCGCGAGAAGCTGGAGATGGAGCGCTGGCGCGCCACGCTGGAGGCCGAGACCAAGGTGCTGGTGGCGCAGATCGCGCACCAGGCCAAGCAGGGCCCGGAAGTCGAGACGCCGGCCGAGCAGATGGCCGAGGGTGGCGTGGAAGAGCCCAGCCCCAACGCCGCGCTGGCCATGGCCATGCAGGGCTTCACCGAGGCGCTGGCGCAGATGCGCGCGCCCAGAACCATCATCCGCGGCCCTGATGGCCGCGCCCAAGGGATCGCCTGATGGCCATTCAGTACAGCACCGCTGCGCGCACCAACTCGATGACGCAGCTGGCCACCGACATCGGGGCCAACGCGCAGATCATCATCTACACGGGCTCCATGCCGGCCAACGTCGGCACGGCGGCCACGGGCACGCTGCTGGTGCAGTTTGCGGGCAACGCGGGCGGGTTTGGCTCGGCCTCCGCAGGGGTTTTGACGGCGGCAGCGGTGGCCAACGCCACGGCGGCAGGCTCCGGCGTAGCGGGTTACTTCCGCATCAACACCTCGGGTGGCACGGCGGTGGTGCAGGGCACGGTAGGGACGAGCGGTGCCGACATGATCGTGACCAACACCTCCATCAACTCGGGGCAGACCTGCACGTTCACGAGCCTGACCGTGACGGCGTTCGGGGCTTGATGTGGCGCAGGGCACGACCACGGTTGATTTTGGGGCGTTTCCAGGCAAGACCGACGCCACCGCGACCGTGAGCGGCCAGGCCGGCATCACCGGCACCAGCTTGGTGGAGGCGTGGATCTTCCCGACTGCTACGGCAGATCACTCGGTCGATGAGCACTGGGTGGACCCCCCGGAGGTGTTTGCCGGCAACGTGGTGGCGGGCACGGGCTTCACGGTATACGCCGTGGCCAAGAAGCGGGCTGACATCGGGCAGCGCAGCGACTCGCGGGTGATCCGCAACATTGATAACCCTCGCGTCTACGGTCAGTGGACTGTGGCGTGGGTCTGGAACTGACATGGCCATACAAGTCCAAGGCAACGGCGGCACCATCCAGGAAGTCGACGCCGCATTTCGCTCGGCGCGCGTCACGCTGCGCCCGATGGAACTCATCGGCTACTACTCGGTGTCGGGGTCTTCCGGCGCGCTGACCGGCGTGGCCGCCAACGGCCCGGTGTGGAGCTTCAGAAACACCGGCTCCAACCTGCTCTTGGTGCGCCGCGTGTCCATTGGCTTTGTGACCACTACCGCGTTCACCACGGCGCAGGGTCTGCAGTACGAGATGTTCCGCGCCACCTCGTTCACGGCCAGCGACTCGGGCGGCACGGCGCTCTACACGGTGGGCGCCAACAAGCACCGCAACGACTTCCCCAACGTCACCAGCGCGCCTGACATCCGCATCGCGTCCACGGCGGCGCTGACGGCCGGCACGCGCACGTTGCAGACGGCCGGCATGGGCATCGCTGGGGGCTCCAGCACGGCGGTGGGCACCTCCATGCCGATCACCGACATCCTGGAGCAGGACAGCGGCGACTACCCGTTTGTGCTGGCCCAGAACGAGGGCTTCATCATCGCCAACGGCATCGCCATGGGCGCGGCGGGCGTGATCCGCCTGCAGGTGTCGGTGGAATACGCCGAGACGGCCACTTACTAAGCCATGTCGCTGCTGCTTGCGGTCCAGAGCGCGGGCTCTGGCACGAGCTTCAGCGGCGCACTGGTTGAGAGCGCAGATGCCCTGGCCGCAGCGGTTGGTCCCCGGGTAGCGGCCTCGCTGGCCAGCACCGAAGGCGCCGACACGCTGGCGGCCTCGGTCAGCCTCGCGTCGGCCACGCTGAACGTGTCTGCCCCGCTCGCAGAGGGCGCGGACGTGCTGGCGGCGGCTGCAGGCCCATTGGTGAGGCACAGCGCGGCGCTGAGCGAAGGTCCGGACACGCTGGCGGCCCAAGCCGGCCCGCGGGTGGCGGTGAGCTTGGCCAGCACCGAGGGGGCGGACAGTTTGGCCGCGGCTGCGGGCGCTCTGGTGAGCGTCAGCGCCGCCTTGAGCGATGGCGCAGACGTCCTGGTCGCCGCGGTCAGCGTCAGCGCGCCGCCGCTGCAGTTCAGCGCCAACCTGGCCGAAGGCGAGGACGTGCTGGCCGCGCAGGTGGGCACGCAGTCGCCTGCGGGGGGCTACGACGACGATGACAAGCCCAAGCGCAAGCGCCGCTTTGTGGTCGAGCGCAACGGCAAGCTGGTGGTCTACGCCAGTCAGGCCGCGGCGCTGCGGGCGCTGGAAGAACAAGGCTCAAGCGAGCCGCCCACCGAAGAGGTGGACCTGCCTGTGGTGCAGGCCTACGCCGAGGTGGCCGGGCGCATCGAGGACTACAACGCCGCGTTCAACTCGCGGCACTTTGAACAACTGATGGCCCTCTTTGACCAGGTGCGCGCGCAACTGGACGAGGAGGACGTGGAAATGCTTTTGCTGGCGGCCTGACATGCTCAATCGGATCTTTGTGGTGGCTTCGGTGACGTTGACGTCCACCGGCAGCGCCGTGTCCAGCTTTCTGCCGTTCGACACGTCCTGCATGAAGCTGCCCACCCAGCTGGTGATCAAAGCCACCGGCCAGGGCGCCTACGTGCGGCTGAGCAGCGACTCCACCCCCGCCACCAACAAAGACGTGCTGGTGCAAGGCGGTGACCACGTGGTGATGAGCGTGGCCGGCCGGCGCTACATCTCGGTGCTGAGCGACGGCGCCAGCAGCACGGTGAGCATCGGGGCGCTGTCCGCGGGCGTGTCAGGCAACGTGGGCGCCACGCTGGACCTGAGCCTGTTGACCACCCTCGACCCCCGCATCACCTTCTCCCGCACCAGCAACGCCACGCTGACGGACAGCACGGGCAAGATTGCTTACGCGCCGCACAACCTGCTGACGAACTCGGAGGACTTTGAGGCGAGTGCGTGGACGAAAGTAAGAGCAACGATCTCAGCAAATGTGGCCGTAGCTCCCGACGGAACAACCACTGCTGACAAGCTGGTAGAAGACACTTCAAACAACACGCACTATGTTCTGCAGGCATCTGGAACAGTAGGCGCTCTAGAAACATTTTATTTCTACGCAAAAGCCGCTGAACGCCAATGGGCAGTTTTACAGCTAGGCAGTGGTGGA